CCACCCTGCACGTTCCACAGGGCGGTTCTTCAGGTGGATTTCTTGAGCCATAGAGTTTTCGACACGCGGGACACTGTGGTAAATATGTGTCTGACCACTCTATGACCGCTATCAGTTTTTTGCTTCTGCCTCCGCCTTGCTTTCGACTTCGCCGGTAAGGATCTGAAAGACCCTCTGAAAGAATCTGAGAAGTTTGGGTATCTTTATCAAGGCGAGTTTATCTTCTCTCGACATGACAATATCAGCATATCCGCCGTCTTCCTTTTTCTTCCTGGCTCCGATGATTGCAAACTCCCAGGCATCCTCGGCCTGTTTCGCGTCTTTTCCTGGCGGCAGATCGGGATAATAAGAAACTCGCTCCATCCTTTTTTCAACCGGGTTCCGAATCATCCTGCTTTCTTTCTCGCGGCCCCTGTTGGCCTCTTCAAAGAAAGTTCCCATGCCACGGATACAGAACTCCACCGCGTCTTCCTTGGGATCATCGTAAAGGGTTTCCCCGTCCTCAAAATGAGACTCGAAGTAGGAAAACCAATCGCCCTGCTCTGCCTTGCCTAGCTCAAAAAACTCTGATATCTTGTTACTCATATGACACCTTTCCTTTTAGTTTTTCTTATGTACCAACACCAATCTGCTCCATCTCTGCGGCTGATACCTCTCCGGCAAAATCAATCGTCCCCACCCCATTTCTCGGGAGGGTGACTGCATCGGCCTTCGTGATAAGGATTTCTCCACCGGAAGCGACACGCCAGAAGGTTGATGTGTTGACATAGAGGTACAGGTCAGTAACCCCTGTTCCGGCTTTCAACAGATCAATCATTGCCAGTTGCCCGGTGTTATCGGTCGGGTCGTAATTGCCCTTGAAAGTCACCTGGCCGGGGTCAGTGATACCTGACGCCATCTTCTTAACAAAGCTATCGCCAAACGCCTCACCGCCTTTAATGGTTTCCATCGAAGCACCACTAATGCTCCATTCGGTCATTTCAGCTATGGTTATAGCCGCCTTCTGTACCCATCCACCTTTTCCTGATATTTTAGCCATTGTTCATTACCTCCTTGTTTTATGCTGCTGACGTTGCAAATTTTATGTCCTCTTCGGACATACCTATAACGGTTGAATCCAACCGTGATATTCCCTTAAATCTTTCATACAGCCACTTGTAATTTTTCAAAAACAGTTCATCCGGCGCCCAGTCAAAAGACCTCATACAGTAGTGTTCGGCAAAGGCATCTATGATCCAGGCAGTCCCGCCCATCTCCCACGCCTGAAGGACACACAGAGTCCCGTACAGGTCGAAGCCTTCCATGCTTTCGTCAAACCGGAATCCACTTTTTAAGTTCACAATGATGCAGCATTCATCCATGCAACATGCGGGATGGGGGAAAGTGTGAATATGATCGGTCTTGAATAATCCAGGTATTCTCATGTCATGAAATATCCCGCACATAAGCCCTTCATTATCTTTACCGATTATTCCGGCCACCACCCACGAATCGGGAAGTTGTGAAAGTTGCGCCTTCACACTGTCAACCCATCCGTTTCGATAGTACATATCCTGGTGCGTCAGGATGGCAATATCGTCACCCTCGGCCTCCATGATGTCGAGGAGCTTATTCAATCCGGTGGTTGCAGAGTCAGGGTTTTTTATCGTATGGCAACTAATAGCCGGGTCAATATCTGATTGCCTGAGAACCATATCAAGTCGCAAGAGATTGTTTACCATGACCCCGAAAGCTAATTTTTCTTTCGTCATGACACCGTTCCCCCGGCCCACTTGACAAGCCCAAAAGCCCTGACAAGATTCGCCACGACTTCGGGATTTCTGAGGCTTTCAATATCCAGACATCTGATAAGATTTCTAACTGCTACAATGTTCTTGTTCTTCATATTTTCATCTCCTTATAGTGTTGCCGCTCTTCTGCGGTGGTATCCCAATCTTCAGCCGCTTGTGCCGCTTCATCGGGGGTTCGTTTCCCCATTGCCATAAACACTCGATCATCATCACCCATCGATGCTTCAGCTTCAATCCAGTTAAAAACTATCCACTCTTCCCGCGTTATGTCTGATAAATTCTTTTCCATTATGCTTCCTGCGTCAGTATTGTATAATCAACATGCCATGCCTTCACGCCGAGCGTTCCCGCTTCGGTGGTTACTTCATCAACCAACGTGGCTAAACTGTCCCGCCTCATCCATACCAGCGCGTCCGTCACCGTTCCGGTCGGCGGTATCGTCAGGGAGCAATCATCAAACAGGGCCTTCAGGTGACCGTACATTGTCGTGATTTCCGTTGCGCTCTTGGAGGCCGAGAAGAGGGAGAACTGAATCAGGATATCCTCACCATCCTGGGCAAACGCATTGTCCGGTACGGCAGACACTATGGAAAAGACCACGTAGGGGAACTCGGTGCCCAGTTGCGCCTGGTCTAAGAATATCCTTCCACCCACGTCAGATGATAAGTCTGAGTCGGAGGTTTTGTTATATATCGCTGTCAAGAGGTTATTCATTTCGCCGCTTCCTTTGCCATGATATCAAGTATCCGGTTGTCCATATTCGGGTTGACGATTGAAACTATGTCAAAATATCTGTTCTTGAATTTGATGCGCCAGCTTGCCCGTAAGTCGCTCCGGTATCGTATCCGTATTCTGTGGGAAATTGTCATAACCGCGCCCATTGATTTTATCTGCTCGGTCGCACTTGTGGGCCAAATTGCGGCGGCAACGTCGGCGGCCATTTCTTTCCACACAGTATCAAAACCCCCCATTCCGTCGGAAGCCTTCGTGGGGGCTTCTATCGAGATTATTTTATTGAGTGATCCAATGTTCATCTCGTCCTCAGTTAAAATTCAAATTCATCCCAAATTCTATATTGTCTCAAAAGCGAATCCACAGCATCAGCTATCCTATTAACTGACACACCGATCACGATCTCCCCACGATTCTCATACAGGTCTGCCAGTTTCAGGAGTATTGCCGATTTGATGTTTGCCGGTACATCAGAAGCCGCGTCCCCGTACCCACACACAAACGTAATCTTGATCGGCTTGTCGGTGTAGAGAGTTCCTGACGGCCACGATTCATCAGGCTGTAATACTATCCGGCCCGGCTCACTTACAATATCAACATCCGCAGTGGAGAGTGTTTCATCATAATCAGTATCATCTGAAAGTCTGTATGTTACCACTGCCGATTGCAAGGGTGGATAGGGAATCTTGATATATCGTTCTGTCGGCCACTGCTTCAGATAATAGGTCAAGGTCTGCGTGATAAATCTCCGGCCTGTTTCCTGCTCTGCCTGGGTGCGACAGGTTGCAATTCCCCTAGTAAGCCAATCGTCTTCAGTAGAAGTCGGCGCGAACTCAACCACCGAAACCCCGAATGAACAGGCATCCACGGCGACTGTAGAGACCGGCCTGATCCATTGCTTGACCCCGATATATGCTTTCTCCTGAGTGGCGTTATCGTTGGCCGTTGTGACCTGTGTGAAGGCTCCGCTGGTAACGTCTGTGTAAGCGATATTATCAATAGACTCCTGAATCTTGACATCGTTGGTAGCCCCGGCGCCGTTTGTGCCTGATTCGAGAAGGACAACCACATCTTTCCCCAGAACATCAACACCGGTTCCGACCAAAGTATATGCCGCCGCGATTGCATGGCTCCCGGGGGCTATGGATTGAGTTGAAGTGATATTGTCGGAGAAAGTCCCGCTATCAAGGCGAAGGTGGTCCTTTGCTTCCGAAAGGGTCACGGGCTCGGCTGCGGGGGCTGTGGTGGTTGTGATTATCATGCCGTTATCTCCTCATAGGTTGCCAGGACGTTGAACTTGTGAAAATAGCTCCATGCCCACCGGACAGCCCAGTATTTCGCGTATCGCCGCCACCACGAATTACCCCTAAAAGTCATAACCTCAAGGTACACATCGGCGGCCTGTTTCTTTGTGACAACCGGCTTTGAATCTATCCGGCACAGGTAATCGTGGATCAGACCGCCGCGGTGAGAGGTTCCTTTGATAAGCGGCACACTCTCGTGGTCATATACAAATCCTTTCGGCACAGTTATGGTGCATCCAAGGAGTGTGCTTTTGTACCGATACGGGGCGAGGAGTCGAGAAAACTTATAATCTATGATCTCTTCCTTGATGTTCATTTCTTTTTCCCCTTCTTCCTCTTCCTTTTCTGCCGCTTCCGCTTCTTCTCTTCCGCTATCTGGTTGACTCTGCCTGTTTTCATGCGTCCACTATTTTAAGGTGGAAGGTTTCCATACCTCTTAACCGTTGCATAAACTCATTGAATCCATCCCTTGAAGCCTTAATCCCATTTGAACCTAAAACTGGATCATACTCCTCGCCAACCAGAACGCGCCCGTGGGAATCGTCGTCTAAATTGCC